TGTTGCTATGATACATGGCTTTGATGTCCATGATGGCGACATTCCGATAAACACCAGCATCAGCCGTTTGAATGTCTGCGCCGGGATAGTCCACCTTCTCAAATTGTGGTTTGGACGGTATGCGCCGTTTAAAGTCGGAGTCGCGCAGGGCGAGGATGGGGAAGAGTCTTGAAACCCACGGAGTCGTGCGTATGTCGCATCCCGTGATGTGCTGAACGGCGGTGAAATAATTGAGAGCGCCCACCATATCGTCAAGGCGAGGCAACAGGCGCACATCCTGTCGTGCGTAGTCAAGGTATGTCCCGAAGTCGCTGAAATAGGTGTTGTGTCCGTCAGCCAATTCAACCTTCGTTTCTCCGAGGCAGTGCGCAGAAACCGCACCAAGTCCCATCGAAGGCAATTGACCGTTCTTGAGCGTCCATAACTTCTTGAAAGCCACCATCAAGTCAATGACATTCGTTCCCACGATGGGTTGCCCCCAATCCTTGAAATCATACCGTATGCGCTTCATGGGAGAGAGCAGGTTCGGTTGAATGTCGTTAGCCTTGAATCGCTTGAACAATTGCTGAATGTCGGCATTGACTACATTCCAGCCCGTGATAATGTCATAGTCCCGTTTGCGCAGAAGGCGAGCAAAGTCGAGAAGCATAGACCGTTCATCTGCGAAGCACTTCATTTTGCGCTCGCCAGCGTGAATCTCCGTCAATCCATCGGGGTGATTTGCGCACTGAATGGTGTCATAATACCCCTGCGCATAGTCGGGATGGGTGAAGAACACATATTCCCCTTCCTCCGAATCGTGAACGACAATGATAGTGATTTGACCCGACTCCATCATCCATTCCATGTCAAAATAGCAGACCCGATGCTCATACATCGGCAGGGTGAAATCGTTCTCAACGAGAACACGGTTCTCATGTGCGATGTTCGCTTCCCATGTGCGCACACCCTTGATTCCCTCCCGCATATCCTCAGTGCTTGAAAATTGAACCTTCAACAATTCCTCGCCGTAAAGACCACGGTATTCTCCGCTTTGTTTGGTGAACGCACGATTGATTTTGAACAGGTCGTCTTTCTGCACGAAGCAGAACGGTTCTGCGCTTAACTTCTGCTCTTTGCGCAAACCTGCCTCATCACGATAGCGCACGATAACTTCGTTGCCCCGGCCACGCTCGACAATCAAAGGGACTTCCCCCAAAATTGGAGGCGACTGCGGCGAATCTGCATACGCACGGTGATAGGCACACCCATTTTGCGCAAATCAGACCACTTCAAACGGCGATAGCCGAGCGAAGAAACGACCTTCTGCAATTGCTCAAGACTTGCACCCTCCTGCGGATTCAGAAGCGTGATAATGTCGGTTGCGCCGAAGGTTTCCTTGAGAACACCGTTGCGCCATCGAAGCATTTCAGCGTGGATTCCCTGCCCCCTGTAATCCTCATCAACCCAAGTGTTGCCGACCAAATAGACGGATTCTGCGACTTCGACCGCCGTTGTGTATGCTTCAATGTGGTTATGACAATCCACATCCATAAACTTGCAGAAATACATGGCTTGGTTCATCACCTTCGGATAACCCTTCTCGCTCGCATTTTTGAGGCCGAAAGGCCATCCCTCCACATATTCAACCATCAAAGCACGCTGACTCGCGTGAAACACTTTTGTCAAAGGTCTGCTTCCCATGAAGAGAACACACCCCTATGTTGATATAAACCCAACGGTCAAAGCCCTGTCTGCCCTCGGCGGCGAGTCGGGATGCCGTGAACATTCAGCCATCGGTTAATCGTCATCGGGGAAACGGCGCACTGTTCAGCGATGTTCGCCATCGAGCGACGGTTCTCTTCATATTCTTTGCGCAACCATGCCTCGTCGGTGTAGTGCGCCTGCTTTTGCGCAGGGGAAATGGTGATTTCAACCGACAAACCGCCGCCGCAATAAGGGCATTCGGTGGTGTGGTTCTCATCGGTGTTGATGTTCAAGGCTTCTGCGCAGATGGGGCAATTTGTTTTCATTTATTTCAGTCTCCTGTATCTCTTCAATGGACTTCTCTTTCCTTCTTCGTCGCGTGTTCTATTCGGGCATCGTGCGGATTCAACAATCCCCCACTTCTCGAAGAGGATGAGCAGGTTCGCCGTTGTGCTTGCGCTGACTCGCGTGTAAGCACGCATATAATTTTCGTTCACAATGTCGGTCATTTGCGGCGCATAGAACCATTCCCCGACCTCCTTATGATACATCAAGCCAGCCATCAGCGCAATTTTGCGATTCATTTTTCTGTCGGATAGCGCCTCGCCCATCAAGGCGAGCATATCCACGATTTGCGTTTTGTTCAGGTTGCACACACTTGCGTTTGCGCTATGAACATATTGTGCATCGTGTCGCTTCTCCGACAAATCAACCATTGTTGGCCTCCCGTTGAAAGACGACTGCCTCGTTTGTGCGCAGAACAACGGCAACGCCAGCGTCATACGCCGAGAAGTCGAAGAAAACCAAGTCGCAATTCTCGGACTCGGTGTGCGCAAGAATGTTCTCAAAGCCACCGCCGATGGAGGTTGTGAGCGTCGTTCCTTCGGGAGAGCCACTATCAAGAACAGTGCGTGTAGCGCCCTTCATTTCATCACCTGCGACCACCTCAAGCGTGCAGTCGGGATTCAGGTTCAGTCGGGTCGCTTCAATCATCTGCCCGTTGATTGAACCACTGCGGATAGCGTCGAGCAAGTCCTTCGTGGGAACAGTGGCGACCACGCCATCAAGAGAAGTGCCGTCCTGCATGGTGTATTGGTTCAATTCAATGTCGCACAGGGACTTCGTGAATCGTGCCTCGGAATCGGCAGACCATTCACCAACGGTCTTATTCGTGTGCGGGAATGCCTTCGCTCTCCCGTCGCTTGCGAGGGTCGTGCGCTTGCTTCCCGATTTGAGCGTGATTTTGCCGTCTGCGTATGAAATGTCAATGTCCGAGCCGTGCGCAGAAAGTGCGCCGATGAGCAGGTCAATGTTCGCAACGGTGATGTTCTCAAGAGCAGGTTCGTCGTCGGTCGTGGGAACAGTGAATCGGCCAATGCTCGAAACGCCATCACGCACGATTGAAGTCGTGGTGATGTAGTCGCCATTCGCTTGCAGAACCGTCGAGGAAACCTGCGATAACTTCTTCCCACCGACAACGGCTTCCCGCTTCGTCATTTTCAGCAAGGCCAACAAATCAGACTTCTTCATCTTTGTCATGTTTTTCACCACCCACTGTCGTCAATATAAACCTGTCGCCCTGCAATCGAAGCATCTTCTCAAGCGTCTTTGCGCACTGTTTGCATTCCCGTCCGACTTCGCTTTCGGGGATGCGCTGATGTGCGCCGATTGACGGGAAGCCACGGCACAGAACATAGGACAAACGCCCGTTCTGCGCACATTCGACTGCGTAGTGCGCACGCTCACTGCGATTGCTCGCAAGGACGACGCGCTTAACGACTTTGCGCATATCACCACTTCAAGAAAGGCAGTCCCGTCCAATTCACTTCGCCATCCTTGACGGAGAGAACATCGTGCGTCGTGCCGAGGTGTTCTTGATTGAAGCCCTTCATCTCTTCGATAGAGCAACGGATGACCCATTCGTTGTCGGAGAGCGTTTTGTCTGCCTTCACACCTGCGGCGATGTCGCCTTTCTTGGTGTATCGGGTAAGCCACAATTGCTGGCTGAACAGGCGCATAGTGCCTTTTTCCCATTCAGGGACTTCACCAACCTTCATCAAGCCCTTCTGCCCGTTGCCGATGTCTGCGAATTGCTTCACATCCTTGAGGTGGAAGGTGTAAAAGACGGCATCAACGGGCAATTGGTGCGCACGGTTCATCACATCACGGAACAATTGGTTGCGAATGCGCCATTCTTGCTGATTGAATCGGTCGCCGTCCTCGACATTGATTGGATTCTTGCTTCGGTTCATCAGCACATCAGTCATGGCGTGTTCACACCACTTGAGGAAGGTTGAGCAACCGTCCATGATGACTGCACCGACTTCACCATCCCTGCACTTCTGCGCAACGAGGCTGATGAAGTGTCCCATTTTGTCAATGAGCGCAGTGTAGTCCGTGGAGTTATCGTCATTGAAAATGGTGTCGTCCAATTCGTCATAGAGCGGGATGATGTGAATGTTCTCATCGTCGCCATAATTGGCGGCAACCGTCTGCACTGCGGAGTTATCCACATCAAAAATGATGATGGCCTTTTCTGCGCCGATGTGTTGGCGAGCAATCGAAATCGCCGTGCCTGTCTTGGCGGTGTTCTCCTTGCCGACGAGAGCCATGCGGATAGACTGCGTGCGGGAACGCTTGCGCTCAAACAATTGAGCGTAGTGAGCCTTCAAGTCCTTCTCAGGAGGTTTGTCGGTCTGCGCATTGTCCTGCGCAGAAGTGGCCTTCGCCTTTGCGTTTGCCCAAGCGTTAGCCATGTTCACCAACCACCTTCTTCTGCGCCTTCTTCAAGCACGACTTCCTCAACGGCGACGGCTTCAATGGACTCCATGACCCACCATCCGTTCACACCGAGGCGTGGGAGGTCAGTCGTTTTGTCAATCCATGCGCCACCAACGGCAAGCACGATTGAGCCAACGGAGAAGTCCACCTTTGCGTCCTCTTCACGGGAAACCCACAAATCCATAGGGGGAATCGGGGAGGTGATGTCGAGGTCTGCGAGGGTGATGACATAACCACCGCCTTCACGGGGGTCAATGTGCGCAACCTCAAGAGGCACTGCGCATTGAGCATCCCACTTCTCTTTGTCCGAGAGAGCGCCGAGCCATGTTTCAAGGTCGCCCATGCCCGTGAGCAAGGCAACATCGGTCAGGTCTGCAAGCAAGCCCTTGCCGTCCGAGTCGAGAGGGGGTGCAGGGAAAATGTTCACCACTTCCGGGTCTGCCGTGAAAACGGAAACGCCCGACTTTGCGTATGCGGTATCACCGTTGCGTCCCAATTTTGCAGGGATGCGACCGGGGATGAAGGTCGGGTGCTGGATTTCTGCGTCCTCGCCCGTGAAACGGATGCGGATTGTGCGCAGGTTTTTGTTGTCCTTTGAGCGACCCAAAAAGACGCAATCACGCATTGGTTCGGACTGCGCTTTGTAGCGACCGTAGCGGAAGTTAGCGCCGCCCGAAGGCCAAGTGGGTGCGGATTTGTCGGCAATCAAAACGAAGTGTCCCGTGCCGTCCTCCAAGTCCATAGCCGCTTTCGGCAGGTCGGTCATGTGCTTCTCGTCGGAAACCACTTCAAAGGGGCGTTTGTTCTCAAGCGAGGAATTGTGAATGTAGCGGAAACCGCCGTTCACATCGTCATTCAGGAACAGTGCGCACACGCCTTGCGCAACCATCGCAGTGCGTGCTTCTTCATCGAGGCCACGAAGGGTATTCTTCATGTTGGCGTATTGCCGTGCGCTGATGTCCTTCGTGCGAGGCACGCTGATGAACATTCCTTCAAGGTTCTCGCAACCGCTTCGTGCAAGTCGTTGTGCAACCACACGCAATTCAGCCGCCGCCATGCGCAAAGCCTTCATCTCAATGTCGTTCTGCTCAAGACCCATCGCCTTGAAATTGGCTTCGTTTGCCGCAAGGACTTCTTCGTGCTTGGCCTGCAATTGAGGCACTTCGCATCCGACATTCTTTGCGACTCTTTCCATAATTGTGTTATCAACCATCATTTCACTTCCGTTGTATTCTGCCCTATGCCTGTTGTTCATATAAACCCAACGGAGAGCATTCGGGCGTAGTCCCAACGGACTATGCTTTCGTCCACCCCGTTCACCAAATCCCGTTCACTGATGATGGATGCTTCGACTACACGCTGAATCATGGCTGGTGTTGCTTCGCTCTCAACGGCGAAGTCAAACACCTCTCGCACGATACGACGCATATTCTGCGCACCCGTCATTTTCACGGCTTCGGCAACGGCCTTTTCCTTTGTTGTCAAGGTCAAGAACCGTCGAGCATTGAACCCTTCGTTCAAGCGCAAAAGAAAACGCTCGGCTTCCGCAGGCTCAAGGCAGGATATTGATTGAAGCGCACCCAATGCGTTGCGCAGGTCGCCACGATGGGCGATGGCGATAGTGGATAACTCCGTCCTGTCAAACGCAAGCCCCTCGGCTTCTGCGATTTGCTCAAGTCGGTTCACCATGTCGTCTTGACTGTGCGCAGAAAATGTGCGCACTTGACAACGGGACTGCAACCACGGCGACACTTTGCTCAGGTCGTTGCAGGTGAGAATGAAATAGCAGGTGGCGTTCTCAATCACGCCTTTGAGCGCATCCTGCGCTTGAATGGTGAGGCGGTCTGCTTCGTCAAGAAGGATGATGATTTCATCGTTGCCGCAATTGGCGAGGAACACAATGTCCTCTTCAATAAACTCGATTCCCCGTGTGCGCTTGGACGACGCATTGAATGTGTGCATGGTGTAGCCCCGTGCCTGCGCAATAATGTTTGCGAGGGTTGTCTTGCCTGTTCCCGCTTCGGGGGAATAGAAAATGAAGTGTTGCATTGGCGCACCACCTTCGCAGATGGCTCGCATTTCATCAATGATATGCTCTTGCCCGATGAAATCACCGAGGGTTTGCGGCCTGTGCTTCTCCCACCAAATCAATACAATTCCCTCCCCGAATCAAAGTCCTTCCATGTGAACATCTCCTTTGCGCAGGCTCGGCATAGATAGCGAGAGCCGAAGTCGCACCCAAGCAATTCGACGCTAACCGTAGCAACGATTTTTCGGCGGTTCTTGCAGGACATACAGACTCCGATGCCTCCACGACTCATTCTTCAACCCCCATAATCAATTCGGTTATGAATCTGCGCAGACCCTTGAATGTCCCTTGAACGGAAAGTCCCGAAGTGTTAATGCGCAAACATCGGTGCGCATATTCTCGCTCGGTGTCCGTGATTCGGCTCATGGCCGTTTCGGAGAAGTGCGCAAGGCGTTCTTCGGTTGCGCCACGCTCGATAAGCGTTTCACGGGATGCGTCAAGACGGATGAATACGCCGCCATTCTCAAGAATCCAGCGCGCTTCGTTCTCATGGCGCACATCATCAATGATGAGAAGTGTTGAATGATTCCCGTAGTCGGGGTTATCCTCCGCCAATGCGTGAACCCAATAGTCGGTGTTGATGAGCATACGCTTTGCCTGACCCACCGCTTGAAGCACGGGACGCATAGACTCTTTGTAAGAGTCCTCGTATTCGTCCCAAATGCGGCGAGCGCCTTCCTTTCCGTGAAGCGGGAACATCATTTCTGCGCATTCTTGGCGGAGTCGGTTCGCAAAGGAAGCGATGCGCACATGAGAAAAGTCGCTTTCATAGTGGGCTTTGATGAGCCGAGCCAATTCGCTCTTTCCTGTGCGCATTCGACCGTGTATTCCGATAATCATAGGTTTCCCTCCATTCTTACATCAACGCACTTCAAGCCCCTCAAGCAATCAGTGCATCCGAGAGCGCCGTGCGAATGACAATAGCAAACGCACCGTGAACCATAGAGGCAGGTCGGGGAGTCCGATGTGCGCATAGCGGTCGTTTTCTTGAAAGTCATTCAATCCCTCTCCCAACGCATTCTGCGCATTTCAGCGACGAGGAAAGCGACTTCCTCCCGACAGTCCGTGCAACACAAAGCCAAATCATCACTGCTCTCGCAGTCTTTGCCCTGCTCGCAGATGAGGCATTCAGTGCCGTCGCTCATTTTGCTCAAGCCTTCACCCCCACTGCAAACGGGATTTGTCGTGCGCACATAGCGCAGGTGATAATGAGTCGGTTGCCCGACGCTCGACTTTCAAAGCCGACATTGAATTGCATACCGCCGCACGAAGGGCAAGGAATGGTTTTCATCGTTCTTCCTCCTTTGTGAAATTGAGAGCGCAGTCAAAGCAATAGAGAACCTTTTGATTGAAGTTATGCGGCGATTGCGCCACCTTCGTCTTGCACAAATAACAGACAACAGGGAACAACATCAAACATCACCCCACATGGCTTCGTGCGTGCAACGGGAACACGCCCTCTCATGGCGCACCACGATAATGTTCTCTTCGCACAACGGGCAAAGGGTCAAACCACGCTGGCGCAGTCCGATTTTGGCGAGGATGATGCCGATGCGACGAATCATTCGCAGTCCTCCCTCTCCCAACAATCCACGCACATAGAGCCGAGCATCAATTTGCCCGACCAAAGACAGACTTCGCAGTGCTTCAAAACAACACACCTCGCTCGACTTGCTTCTTGGTGATACCTGCGACCTTTGCCGCCGAGAACCCATTCGGGAAGCATTCGGGGCAGGTCTTGAGAGCCATAGCCTGTTCATCGGTCATGTTCGGGTGGTTTTCCTTCGGCGCACCGCACGCATAGGTGGGGTTTGCGAAGTCATAGACCAACGCCGATTTGTGGAGAAGTGGTTTCGCCATGACACGACTTAATCGTGGTGTCCTCTTAAACCCCACGGCGGGAACATGGGAGGCATATAGACCATCCCTCCTTCATCAGCCGCATTTGCTTGCACTGCTCGCACCGCACGCTCTTTGCCTTATCGCCGTTGCTCATGCTTGAATAGGGAAGGGTGTAGCGCAAATCCTCTTCGCTTTGAATCAATTCCCTGTCAATGTCGAACACCATGTTCTTCACGACACTTCCGTTGGACAACTCAACCTTCTCATGGCCGCACGATACAATCTGCGCATTTTTGCTGATGATGGCGGCGAGGCTGGATTCCGAAGGGACTTCACGGAACAAACCCATTTCATGCAGTCGCTCGGCAACCGCCGCACGGGTCATTTTGCCTTCGTGAAAGAGAATCTCGGCAACGGTTCTGCGCAACCTGCCGTTGTTGCGAGCCATTGGTTGATGTGCGCATAGGAAGGTATATCAATTATCGCCCATCGCCGCCCACACCTGCGGCGGCATTTCGTCTTGACGCAGAACAACCGCAGTGCTTTCTTGAGGTTGAGGGTTGAACATCAGAAGGCGCAGAAAGAGGATGATGTGAAGAAAGCACATCTGATAGCAGAACAATTCATAGAGGTTCAAAGCCACCCGTCCTCGTTCTTCTGCACACGCTTCTTCACGCCCTTCGGCAGTGCATCCTTCGCGTTTATGCGCACATCGTTTGCGGTTTCGGTATCGGTGCGCACAATCCGTTCCCAATAGAGGTCTGTATCGCGAACACCGAAGGGCAATTCGATTTCATCGGTGTTCTTCTTTTTCGGCCAAGCCATGCGGTGAACGGGTTTGTGCGCATAAGCAATCATGGCCTGCTGAAACACTTCGGGCGTGTGGGTGAAAGCCTGCGCAAGTCTGCGCCATAGGCGAATGTCTTTGTTGTTCTCTCGGAGGAACGCCAGCATCAACGGAACGGGAACGGTTGCGCATTCAGTGAAGGCGAGACTCCTGTTGCGCAAACGCATGGTCGTTTCAATCGCCCGTTTGTGGTCGTTCTTCTTGAACACACCATCAATGATAACTGCGTCGTTCTTCTTCATCGTCGGAGGTTGCTCGCACACCCAAACCATGCGGTATGCGATGTGAGGCAACCAAGCGAGGCATTCCTTCGCAGTCGGTTTGCGCTTATGAACAATGACAGTCAAGCCTTCGACATTCGGCGCACACAAAACCGATGAACCTTCAACATATTCACCGACTCGGTATTTTTGCGCATCATGCGTGAAAATGAGAACGCCCATCGCCCCATTCCCCCTGAACGCGACTGTATTCCTTAACGCCGTTGCGCTTTCGTTCAAGCAGTGCGCCACGGCCAGCGAGAACCTTCAACGCTTTCGCCACCGCATAAACATTCATGCTCATGTGGGATTGAGGAAGCGCCTCGGTTGCTTTGGGAAGGATTGAATCTGCGCAGAACCATTCATGCTCGTCAAATCCAGCGACGGCCTTCTCGACGGCGACTTTGCGGTATGCTTTGCTCATTCAGTCCATCCTCCGAATGCAAAGAAGCGCATAGCCTGCGCTCATGTAGCCCTGCGCAAAGAACAGTGTTTCGGCAGGCGAACCCGTGAAGAAGAAGGTGTGCATGGTCGGGTCGGCACTTAGCCGATTCTCAAAATCCAATTCCCACCTCATTGAACATCCCCCTGTTGTTGGAGGATGTAATCGGAAAGACGCATTAGGCGCTCGGTATCAAGCGACCAATAAAAATGCAGGGGGTTATCACGAAATAACTCCCACTTGGGCATCCAATAGGATTCGAGAGCATCGGGGAAGAACAATTCCACGAAGTCAAGCATTGAAAGTCGGTTTGCGTATTTCAAGGATTGGATAGTCCCGTTAAGGGCTGACTTGAAAGCGGCGCTCATTCAACCGCCTCCCAATCACCGATATAGAGGATGATGTTCTCGTTCTCATGCGTGAAAGCACGGATATACCCACGCCCAATGATTTCATCGGTTGGCGAAAAGCGCAGTGTAGCGCCCTCTAACAAATGCTCGACATAATTCGGTGAATTGTCCTCATCGCAGAAAACAACGCTTGTCATGTTGGCCTTCACTGCCCATCGTTTAATCGTCATCGGGGTTTTCCTCCTTGTGCATTGACATAAACGGGTCGTTCATATAAACCCAACGGTGAAACCTCTTAAATTGGTGTTCTGATAGACCCCACATTCGGCGCACCACAACGCCTTGAACCTGATAACGCCCACTGAACCAGCGCAGACCCTCCACGGTGTCAATAGTCGCAATCAACCCGTCATCGAACATACGCCGAGCCATTTCAGGAAACTCGGTTTCGGGAATCGGGCGAGCAATCAATTGGTTGAAGTGCGCACGCCACTGCACAGGCTCGCCTGCGCTCATTCAATGTCCTCCCATTCTGCGTCAATCACGGTCGTCGGTGCTTTCAGTGCGGATAGGCGCATTTCAACCTGTCCGAGAAGTCGTGGTTCGTTGCGCAGAACATCAACGAGGATGCCCATAACCGCATTCACATTCTGTTGCGCAAGAAGGATTTGGGAATCAACGCCAATCTCTTTCTTGAGCGTGCCTATCAATTTGATGTTCGTGTTCGCCTGCGCAACGAGTCGTGTAGCAGTGCCGAGCCATTCTGCGTCAATCCCGCTAATGTCCTTCTCGCTCTCCCATTCGTCAAGCCAACGCTGGATGCGTGCGAAAACCTGATTCGCCATGTCAAGCGTCGTGATGGCCTCGCTTCGTGCCTGTTCAACGGCCTCCGCTTCTTCGGGGTCATAGTCCATGTGGTCGCTCATGTGTTCCTCAACAATCCCCGCTTCCCAATTGTGCTTTGCCTCAAGGTATGCGGGGCTAATGTTCCCACAGTGGATTTGAACCTCCAAGTCTTTGCGCCCTCGGTGGTTGCACATGGGGCATTCGGGTGATTCAAGAACCCATCGCAGTGCTTCGACTACGGTTGGGTCGTTTTCGTGCGCAAGCCTTTGTTCAATCAACCATTTGCTTTTCATATTCAACACCCCATGCGTGCGCTTTGTATGCTTGCCCGTCCCGACCGTAAGAGACACCCTCCATATCAAAGCATCGGAAACGGCCATCGCGGGACAATTTTTGCGCCGCACTTCCAACATTCGGCGGAAGTGTGTTCTTCATGCGCTCTCCGCTTACAGTGTAGCCGATGTTTTCAAACAACCACTGCGCAGTGCGCACATCACCCGTGTCCCGCAGATATTCATAGCATTTGTCGAGCCAGCGTTTGTATCGGTATCTTCTCTTTGGGTTGGGCATCATTCATCACCTCTCTTGCGCAGACGGAAGCAGGTTATCCGTCCACCGTATTCAATGCGTTCAAATCGAGGGTCGTCCGTCAAGCGCACCTTTGCGCTTTTTCGTTCAGGGAATTGGCGACTGTTCATCCGTGTTCCTTTCGTGGTCGTCAAGCCGTTGAGAATGTCGTCAATGTTGGCTTCGCCCTTCTGCGCAAGGTATCGTGCGCAAGCGTCAAGGAATCGTGTATGCTTCGCCATGCTCACACCTCTTCAAATCCGAATCTGCACATAACGCCACGGCGACCCCGACCATCGCGCTTAGGGATGTATTCGGTGAACCACGGCTGATTGAGCAGATAGTCCTCCATCCATCGCTTCGCTGATTGATAGTCGTTGTTGCAGACTAAGCGTGCTATGTCTTTGAGCAGTGTTGAGCGCGGCACATCCTTCTCCCAAAAGGTCGTGCGAATCAAGCGAATGTCCTCATCCATGACATTTCTGCGCATTTTGAGCGACGATTCGAGGATTGAGCGCAGTCGGTCGTCCAAATTAACCATGAGCAATTCCTTATCCTCCCAATCGCCGTTCATCATCGCATAGCCGATGGCGAGCCTTCGGAACAGGTCGCTCTCAAATGAGCGCACAGACTCTTGAAGCGTCCATTCCTCAAAGTCCTCGCCAAAGACAACACCTTGAGGCCGCTTCTCCATGACTTTGCGCTGGCGGTCAATGAACCAATGGCGCAGTGCGATGGCTTCCTCGGCCAATTCAACCCGTTCTTGGGGCGTGAGGCTGGCCTGCGCATTCTGCGCTTTCTTATAGAGCAATTCCTTTTCGGGACTCATTTCAATGTCAATGATGAAGAAGCGACGGTCAAGACCCGACTCCAATTCAAAGCGAGCAGGTTGCGTTCCCGCCCACATCGTTAGGCGTGTGTTGTAGCGCACCCACCCACTGCGCATGGCTTTGTTCACACGCCCACTGTCGAGCGAGGTGAGCATTTGATTCTTCATGTCAATGCTATGGTCTTTCTTGCCTGCGTCGGACATGGCGCTAAACTCTTCAAAGCATAGGAAGCCGCCGCACAAATCGCGTGCGAGGGGGCGACCCATCACTTGCCCTTCTTCGTTCACCGAGCCGAACATACCTGCTTCGGTGATGGAGTTAGCGCCAATCATCGTGCGGAAACCAACACCCTCAAACGCTTCGTTGTTCCATAGCAGACCCGTATTTTCTGCGCAGAACAAATCAATGAGAACATTCTTCCCCGAACCCTTTGCACCACGCATCAGGATGTTAATGCGTGTGTCGGCAAGGCGGGATGCTGGCGTGTAAATCGGGATTGAGTCATGGCGCAGTGGGCAGTCCTCAATCACAAACGAACCTTCGGGCGCAGTCATTGGGTCGAAGTCGCACATTGAGCATTTGTTCACGGCGTTGAACAGGTGTGCGCCAATCGAGCAGATGAAAATAGGCACTTTGTCCTCCACATCAACCAAGTGGTTTTTGTCGCAGAAGGTTTGCAGTCGTGTGAATATGTCCGTCATTTGACACACCTCCGCACGGGATAGGGCATTGTCTCCTTCTTCACGCCACCACAAAGCAAGCACCTGAAAGTGATTTCAGCACGCTGAGTCTTGAATCCGAAACGGTCTTGATGTGTCGTGTTGCATACGCTCACTGCTTGAAACTTGCATCCTTGCTCGGTAATCATTGATACATCCCTCCGCTTCCTCGGTCAATCGTCTTTTCATGCGCGCCCATCAATTCCTTGACTCGCTCTATGGCTTCCGATGAAATCCCGTTATATGAATCCTCCGCCATTTTAGCGGTTTCTTTGGGGATTGAGAAGCCGCTCTCCCTGAGCAGGTCGCACATCGTTTCAAAGTCGGCGGGGTCAATGGTGATTGCTTCCCTTGAGGTGGCCGTCGCCGTTTCGCTCGGCATGATGAAAATGCTTGAAGGCTCATCGGACATGAGCGTGAACAGATGCGCAGGCAACCAACCCCATATTGACTGCAAGGACTGCGGTGCTTCATCCGTTCCCATTTTGCGTGCGTCCACACGCATAGCGGGGAAGTCAGGCGGCGTTGTGTCGAACAAGCGGTTGAGCGCATAGGTCGTGAGGATGCCGAAGTGCGCCGCCCATTTGAAATAAGCCGCTATGTCCCGTGCTGGTGGATAATTGAACAACCATTCGTTGCGTTGCGCACTATGCGCATGGGATATGACGGGCAGTGCGTTCACGCACACGAACAAAGTCAGACCCTTCCGAAAAATCGGCCACATCGTCGTCGTTTCATCAAGGGTTCGGTGCGGTTCAACGAGCGCGTGTTTTGAGGTGATGTAGCCCACGGGTTCTTCGCCCATGACTGCGCTCGCAACGAGCATTTGGGGAAGCGATGATGCGCCCTCCGTATTGACGAGAAGCACATGGGTTATCTCGGACAGGATGCTCTCATCAACATAGAAGTCCGTTTCGTTGAGAGTCGTTAAGCCCCACGCCATGATAACCCCTACACCCTTCGTCCATATCAACCCTTTCTTTCCGTAGCGTTGAAAGAATTGAGAAAAAATAAAACAAAGCACTGCGGCGCATTAGCGTGAAATCTTTTTTCTTTCATAGGATGCTGAAAAAGAAAGAGGTTCTTAATTTCAAAATCCCTTTAACGCAATAAACAATAAACGAAAGTGGCGAGCAGTGCGCTGATTTTTTCTTTCACAAATCTTTCAGACCCGTTGAAAGAATGGGGGTATCAAGGTCGCAAAACGCCTGAATCGCCCGTTGCCGTTCTATCATGTCCCGTTCCTTGAAGGTCATCCCTCCGCCCGTGCGGTCGTCGCCAAGAAACGGTTCAGGCACAAAACCGCTTTCGTGCATATCCGCGATGCGTCTTTCGATTTCATCAATAATTCTGTGGGGGTCATCGCGCTTAACCGTAGCGTGTGGGCGCAGGTCAAGCCCACCACCCACTGCGCAGACCACACTTGAAATGAGCGTCGGCTCTTTGAACGAGAAGGAAGGCGTGTCATTGAGGTTCATGGCGACGACGATGTGCGGATAATCCCCGAACACCAGCGCAGGCGCGAGAACCTCGCCGTTTTTGCCCCTGTAAGGCGCTCTAATCGCCCATGTTGCGCCGAGGTGGGCGGGTGTAGCGGGAGGGGATTTCATGGCCGTGTGAGCGACGACAGTGCGCATTTTCAAACCGACGAACATCGCGTCCGAATTGGGTTCTCTCATGCGCACGGAATCGCAAGAGAAAATGAGGAAGTCAAACGCGCTTTCGCGAAGGAAGGCTTGGAGGTCGTGCGCAAACGGCGGTTCGCCTTCGAGCATGAAGCCGCCCTTCATCCCCTCCTTGAGCGCGTTGCGTGGGAGTCCCGGCTGAATCGCGTCAATGAGCGCAAAGACTTCGGCCAGCCCATCAACGATGATTTGATGCTCGCCAGCCTTGAGGACTGCGCACGGCTGAAACATTCGGCGCTTTGCGCCCCTGCGCCAACCGAAGAAACGCTCAACGGTGATTTGGTCGGTCGGTGCGATTATCCATTCTGCGCAGTGCCGAAACGCCTGCCTGTGCATGGCGTAGCAAGTGCGCGATGTTCATTTAAACCGTGGGTCTGCGCTCTCAACGATGCGCCGATATTTCACGATGTCCTCTTCCGTAGTCCATCCGACTGCGCCCTTAGCGATTGTCTCCCTAAGCGAATCAATCCAAAAGCGCACGCCTTTCATGCGTTGCAGACTCAAGCATTCTGCGACCTGTTCGTGCGTGTTGTGCGCAGTCAGGGGCAGATAGCAAACCGAGCATTTGCCTTCGTTGTTCAAGTCCTTGATTCTCTCTTGCGCATAATCGGGGTTGGTTTCGCATCGCTCAAGGTAATGACATTTCACGCAAAGCCATACCGTGTCGCCTGCGTATTTGTCGCTCGACCACTGCCTGATGCCGTTTTCCATCGGCGGGAGGGGGTCGTCGCAATAGCCGCACAATTCATAGTCCTCGTCTTTGGGCATGGGTTTCGCCATGACCCTAAGAGGGGTTGCCCGTATTTATCCTCTTCGGCGGTAAGCGTAGCGGTGGCCGCACTTCGAGCAGTGCGCTCGCACGCTGGCGTTATGCTTTTTGCGCACGATATTCATAGGCACGGAATCCATTCGCTCGGCGCACTTGGGACAGAACATCCTCAAATCGGTTCGCCTCCGCAATACGCAAAGCATGAAGCGCAAATGCGCTCTTTCTTGAATCGCTTCGGCGCATTGACGATTTCAGCATAGGGCAATTCGTCCTCGCACCATGCGCACGAAGGCACGAACCACGCAGGCGGTCTGCGCTTCGTCCATTCTGCGAAGCGTGCTTTGTCCCGATTGTAAAACGCACGGTATGCTTGAACGCTGGTGAGGTTGTCGCTCAACAGGTCAAGGTTGCGCCCCTGTGATTGGTTGAGCGCACGGGGGAACGGTGTTTGGCTTCCTCTCGGTATGAAGTCAGACCAAGCGACCTTTTGGTGAAGGTGCGTGATTTGCTTTGCGCTGGCGTGTTCTTTGCCGAAGGTTTCTTCGTATATCTCGCAGATTGCCCGTGCGTGGCTGATTGCCCAAATGAAATTGCTGAGGGTTTCCTGCGTCCAAAGAACAACGGGATGGTGTGGATAGCCTCCCTTATGCGGCGTTCCGTTGGCGGTTAGCGGCATTTTGTCGGCTGGTGCGCCTCGATTGAGCAACGCTTGAACGATGATTTGAACCTGCTCTTTTGCTTGACTGCGCAGGTGCTTATCGCAAAGGTTGCGAGCGCACACGATGGCGCAGTCGTCGGTGAAGAAGGTGTTCACCATGCGCTCACCACGGCCTGCTCGCCATGTGCGATGCGAGCGCCTGCAATTCGTTGTCCCGCCACCATTGGCGGTAGCGGATTTCATCAGCGAGGGATGCGAGGGCTTGGTCGTCTGCGCTATGCGCAGGGATTGGGATGTGAGCGTCGTTGAGCATCTGAACGAATTGTCGTTGCAGGCCGTCGCCAATCGCGCACGATTGCAGGAATAACTCGGAGAGCGTTTCGACTTCTGCGAACCATTCGGGGAACATCTTTCTGCGCTTCCTCCCTGCTGGCGTGTAGTCGTCGGCAAGTGCGCCCTGCGCAAGTGCGAGGACTTTGCTCAACATCATTTGGTTGGCGAGCATCGCTTTCGGTGCGCTCGGCATTTTGTGCTTCTCTTCTGCGGTTCTTGGTCTGCGTTCCATGACAACCCCACCTCATGCGTCCGTGCAGGTGTCGCAGTCGCAATCATCTGCGCTTGCGTCGTGGTCGCAGTCCGTGCAAATGTCAAAGTCGGCCAATGCGCCGCAGGCTTCGCAGGCTCGGCAGTCGCAATCCTCTTCCTTCTCGTCGCATTCGTTGCAGATTTCTGCGCAGTCAATCCAGCGCAGAATGATAACCAAGCCGTTAGTGGCTTGTGCGCCTTCGACTTCGCCGCCGCAGGTGGCGCATTCGCCTGATACCTCAAAGGTTTGACCGTCCCACCAAAGGGACGGGTCTGCACCGTCATGGTTGCAGGCTTTGCCTTCAAATGCTCGCTTGGGGTTCTCTCCGTCTGTCATGGTTCTCTCTCCTGTGGTCGTGCTACGGGGCTTCATCCCTTAAACCCATCGGGGGTTGAAGGTCGTCATTGAGCATTCCTCGTTCACGCAGGCATAGTGGCGCGGTGCGTCGTAGCGCGTGAACGGCGAGCGCCCAAAGGAAACATCAACCCTCTTTGCGCATTTGTTGCATCGAGGACATCGGGTGCGTGCGCCTTTGCGCATACCCCACTTCACCTTCACCACTTCCCCTGCATCGCATCGCAGGCACAGCGCAGACAGGCGTGCATTCCCATCTCGGCACGGAAAAAGGTCGGACAGTGCGCTTTCTTGCCGCAGTGTGCGCATTCTGCATACACGGACGGGACTGTTCCTCTGCTCATTCGCTCGCCTCCGTGTCGAAAGCGGCACGCTCGGCCTTGCCGAGAATGCGCAGGGCAGTGAGTCCGTCCGGCAGGGAATACCCGAAGCGCACGGCGAGAACGATAGGATGACAGGCATCGCAGACCCGACCCTCAAGGGGTCGTGCGTTGTGGCCTCTCGTCCAACACACCTCCCCCGTTGCGGGGTGGTGGTGGGGATGCACGGGCAGGTCGCACAGGATGCAGTCGGGAACGGCGCTCATTCGCTCGCCTCCCAAACAACCCTAACGGGGATGTGAATGCCCCACTTCCCTGCCGCCCCCGGTTCGTCCGAGCATCGGGATGAGGGCGTTCCGCAAGATAGGTGCTTATCAATGAAAGAGCGAATGGCTTCGTCGGCAACGGTGAGAGCCGCCGCCACGCCTGCGCCACAGTCGGGGCAGGTCATGCGCAGGTGTGCGTGAGGTATCACTTTGGGAATGAGGTTCATTCGCTCAACCTCCCAAGACAACAAACGCCGACGAAAATGCGCCGATTGTGGTCGAAGTCGTGCGCAATTTTGTCGCCACTGCTTGACTGCTTCGTGAAGGCGACATAGGCGGGGTATTCACGCTTGCGCCCGAAGGGGGCGTTGAGGGGCTTCCCGCACAATGCGCACGGGTTGGCCTCAGTCCATTCCTCGGAATGAATCCTCAAGCGCCCACCTCGCTGAACGGGTCGTCGTCGTTGTCGTCGCCGTCAATGTCGAAATCAACGGCGGGGGCGTGCCTGTCCACCAAGTCTTGAAACACCTCTTCCATATTGCCCTGAGCGGTTTCGGTGTGGCCTTCAAGGGTTTCCACGAAGCCGTCAATCCATTCATCCCAACACGGGGGGAGAAGGTGGGCGTTGAGAAGCGTGCCTTGCGCCTCGCCGCCGCCGAGCGGGGAATGTGCGAAGTCGTGCGTCCGTGCGGCCATGCGCTCATGCAGTGTTTGCAGAACGAAGTTAGCGCGTGCCTTGCGCAGATTGTCGGGGTCGTCCGTCCACGCTGAAATCGCGATGCCCTCCATGTCAGCCATCCCGTTCACCCACTGAATCGCATGGCGCAATTCGTCGCCGCAACGCTGGCGCAATTCGTCCATGTTGCCTTGAATGTGCGCAGACAATTCGCAGACCATAGCAAAGCCTGCGCAGACCGACCACGCATCATGGCCTTCCTCCTTGAGTCGCTCGACGGCTTCGGCGTTCAGGCGGTTGAGCGTGTGCGCCGCCTCATGCGTGAGGTGCTTGAACACGGTCATGCCCTGCGCATTCGTTGCGCCTTTGTCGGGGTTCAGGTTGATGCGCCAGCCGAAGAACAGGGCGTGATAGAAGCGCACTGCTTCGTTCATATCATCAACGGTCAAGTCGGCCAATGACTCAAGCGTTTCCTCGCCCTCTTCGCCGTCTGCGTCGTAGTCGGGGAGGTGCGAATGATTCGTGTGCGTCGTCGGCACGAAGTCGTTCCCGTGCGCAGAAGAACGGCGAATCACGCCGCCCTCGACCATGAGGTTCTCTCGCCAAGCATCAACCTCTTCCTTTGTTGCGCCTTCCCCTTCGGGGTCATAGCGCACATGAATGATGCAGTCGCCAACGATGGGATAAGGCGCAGTGAATGCGTTCCCGAAGCACGCAGTCGTTGCGAGAATGTTCGGTTGTGGGTCTGCGACGAGCCGCCCCTCTTCGTGAGCGATGACATTCTGAACCTGCGCAAAGCGCACGCCGTCCGAGCGGGTCGGGAAGGGCATCGGTTCGTTGTGCATCACGGGCGCATATTCGATGAGGCCACCAACGGCCTTCTGCTTCTGCGCAAGGGTCGGTTCATCCTCCCAAAATTGGGAGGGGCGCGGGCTTTCTGTGTCAAACAAAATCCATAGGTCTTTCATTGGTTCATCTCCTTCATGGCTTCCTCCACTGCGGCACGAATGTCGTCGTCCGTGTGCGTGATGCGCTGGTGTGTGCGCAGTGCGGGGAATGCGTTGCTTGCCTTGCGGTGCGTGATGCGGCGCTTAGGCGGGGTCTGTGCGATGACTTCGGGCGCACTGCGGGTAAATCGGGCGGTGGCCTCGCTGGTCGTCATCTTGATGAGAAGGTGTCCGGTGGCGCAGGTGTAGAAGCCCTTTGCGCCTTCCATGTCCCGACCGCAGGCGGGGCAGATGCCCGAAAGTGCGGGGGTCTTGAGCGTCAAGCGCACATCGGAAGCGCCGCCATCAGGACGGCGGCAAATCATGTGAGCAACGGTTTCGCCGCTCATGGTGTTCAATCTCAGGGGTGTGTAGCCTTCGGGGATGTTCATTTTTGTCCTCTCCTATCCGAGCCGAGCGAGTCGGCTGATATAAACATTAGGTTGGTTCGGCCTTGATTCAGCCCGTTTCGCAGGGCTTCAAGAATCGCCGCTTCGGTTTCGCCGCTTTGATGTGCGGCCTGCGTCCACTTGCGCAGGGACTCCCACGCCTCGCCGCCCGTGTGTTCGGGCGTTGCACGCATGAGCCAAAGGCTTGCGCACGCTTGGATGACTTCGAGGACTGCGCTCATTCGCTCGCCTCCGTGAAGTCTGCGCACGCCTTGCACACGATTTGACGGTCTGCGCCGATGATGAAGATTTCACCTTGAGAGCGTTCCTCACACCAAGCGCATGAAAGTGCGCACGGCATACAGATGACCCCTTTCTCCGAGCGGAAGGTGATACCTTTCGGGTCGGAATGCTGGCGACCACATTCTGCGCAGACTTCATATTCCTCCATGCCGAGCGGGATGAGGATTTTGCGCTTCATTCGCTCGCCTCCACGCACGCTTTGCACATGAGGAAACCGTCCACATCAGCACCGTCAGACTTCTGCATCAATTCCTCGCAGAAGTCGCAGACTGCACAACCGAATCTCTCGCCGTGGGGCGTGATGATTTGGATGCTTCTCGCAGTCGTGCCGTCCCACGCATACGGGAGGCCGTAAGCGTCCAGCAATTCACGCAGGGTTTGATAGTGCGCAGGGGTCATGTTGTCGTGGTTGAAGTGGAGAATGCGCACGGCATGACCGCCGTTGCTTTTCCGATAGACTTCATCGCCCGATGCCTCGTATGCGTAGCCCTGATACCCGGTATGAAACACGGTCGGCGCATCCCGGTTCATTTTCGACATGGCGGCTTGACTCAGGTTCTTGCGTGAACGGATGCCGTTCTTGCGCAAAGCCTTGAGCCAACCCTCTAAGCGGTTTGCGAAGGGCGCACGCTTGAGCGTGAGCGTAGCCGCTTCCTCGTCGGA